GTGATTGGACCTCCGACTGCCCACGCGTTACACGTGCGTGTCGCGGCGCACTTAAAATCTAGTGCTTCGCAGTAGCCAAGATCTGCTTGCTTGATAGCTGCATCAGCATCTACTTGACTTGAGTCTCCTTGTTCTAGTCCTTGTGCGATGCAGTCGAGCATCTTAGGTGTTTGAACAAAAAAGACACAGTTACCGCAGCGACTAGTCTTTGCCTCTTCAGGAGTTGTTTTCCACTTGTCTGCTTTTTCCTGCCAAAATTCTTCGTTAGGCTCGTTTGGATTCAACGGGCCATAGCCCACGTTGTCAATTGCGTTTTGACGATTCTTTAAGTTAACTTGAATATCCTGAGTCGCGACAGGGCATGCATCACCTTCACCTGCAGCAACGATAACTTCTCCGTCACCGTTATCTGCTCCGTCAACGTTAACTACACCGTCAGGGATAACAGCAAAGCGGCACTTGCCGTCGTCTTCAATAGTAGGTGCGATAATCTTGCAAACGCCAGGACCGTCATACAGGACACAGTTGACGCACTTAACACCGATCTCCTTGTACTCGTTTTCAGCCGCAGGAGTGTACCCTGCCCAGATGCCTGTCTCGTCTTCGTTAAACTTTCCGTACTTGTCCGCGATCTCTAGTAGAGCTGCTGCAAGATCCTGCTCTTCGGCAACGATAACTCCTGCTGCTTGAAGAGCTTCAACCCGCTGCTCTTGAAAAGAGAAATACATATCCTGCGAGGTATACTGTCCGTACTCGTCTGCAGACAGACATTGATTACACACACAACCGGAGTCACATAGACATGTTCCTCCGTCACATCCTGGACATACACAGCCAGCTGGTCCACAAAGTGGGCAGCCGTCTGCGTCGTCCATAAGCTGCTCAACAACAGGAGTGTCTCCTGCGTCTAAAAGTTCAGCAGCTTCAGATTTTCCCGGCATACCGGAATCTGTAGGTGTTAAATATGCGCCAATCTGCCAACGCCACTTCTTGTGCATGTCATCACGGTCTGCGAGGAAGTTGATAACTCCCTGCTCGTTGTATTTAGCAGCAAGATCAAGGGCTTGTCCGATAACTGCAATCATTACATCGTTAGCTGCGTAGAGATCTGCTAGCATGGAGAATGGGTCGTCTGTAACGTCCATATCCTGTGTCTGGTTAAGATCAATAAAGTCTTGAAGCTTGTAAGGAGCATCATGACCCATCTTTAGCATAAGCTCTGCCGTAGGATCGATAGACTCGTAGAGATCCTCGTAGATCTCTTGGAAAAACTCGTGAAACTCTGCAAAGTCGCGTCCCTTTACGTTCCAGTGATGGCCGTGCGTCTTAAAGTACATAGTTACTACGCTGCCTAGAACTACAGCAATCGAGCTGCTAAGCTCCGATCTGTCGGTATTAGTGTCTATGTTTTGATTTTCGTACATTGCTACGCTCCTTCTTGTAGAGCCGGTGGTAGTGGTGGTTCAGGTGTTGCAGTTGGAGCAGGGGCAACGGGTGTTGCTTTGTCCAAAATCTGTTGAATCTCTGGAGGTACTGGCGCGGCAGACTCTGCCTGTTGCGCTTCACGCACAGACTTCATAATCTCTGGAGCGATAGCTCCAATCATGGCCTGGGTAAGCTCTTGTGAAAGAACGCCCTTCTCTACAAGAAGACGAATTGCAAGTTCATTCGCGTCCGGCGCATCGGTAGCTGCAAATCCGTGAGCGCGACGCCATGCGTCATAGGAGACTGCCATCTTGTCAAAGCCCATGTCAGCATCTGCCGCGCGGTCGTTACGTGTTGAAACTGCGCTTGGGTCATACCAGATGCATACACGGGCTACGTCCTCCTCTACGAAGCCTGCAGCAAGGAGCGCAGGTCGTAGGTAGGCAACTGTAAGAGAATCCGCGATAAGAAGCATGAGAGGCTCGATATGCGCCTTGTACAAGTTATCATCGATAGTCTGGGCGTTAGTGTACTTAACGTTTGCTAAACCGGTAATAATATCCTTAGGCACATCAAGCCCTTGAAGGATACGGTCAAGTACCTTATCGGAGCGATCTGCAAGTGCAGGGTCAAACGAGCGCTCAAACTTAAACTGCTTAATTTTGTCGCCAAGCTCTGCAGGTCCGCGAATAATAAGTGGAACAACCGCTGAAGCCGAGTCCTCGTCACGAATCGGAGTCGTCATCGCATCCATGAGTTGATCTTCAAACTCGTCGGCTGCTTCCTCCGCGGTCATGCCAGGATTGAGATCATTCTCGTCATCATACGGATAGTCAGGATCTGGAGACGCGGCAACAGAGAGACCGTCTGGGAGATAGAGAGCGCCAGCGTTTAGACGTGAGCGAGCTGTCGCGCGGAACGTACGGTTGAGCAAAAGTAGCTCTGAGCAAAGATCAAGTAGACCGCGTAATGATGAATCAGCCTCGTCTGAGTAGCGTGGGTGAGCTCTCCAGATACGAGCAACAAACGCTGTGTTAGGAAGTTTAACTCCGTTTGCGCCGGAGCGTGAAGACTGCGTTCCAATAATGTCGCGGCGTGGAATAACAACGTATGAATTCTTAGAGTCTAGCTGCAACTCGTCTGTTGAGCGAATATCCCAGGACTCCTTAAGTCCTGAGCCCTTACGCTCGGGGAATTGAACAAGATAGCACTCGCCACTGACTAATAAGTTAAGAGCTGCATCCTTCAAAAGACCAGCTTGTCCGCCATACGCGGAGCTTAGACGCGCGAGGGCACGTTCAGCTGCGGCCGCGAGACGTGTATCAACTACCTCGCTGATGTTTACAGAGACAGGGTTCTCTCCGGCGTTATCAATAGCTCCTGCGTATAAACGGATACGAGATACTACAGATGAAACAAGATTAAAGGCGTACTTGATCTCTCCGATTGCGTCGTAGTATTCCCATGCCTCGGACTGCCAGTCGCTGGATCCTCCGGAGCGGCGTTGCTTAAACTTCTCAACTTCGCCCTTGTCGTTAATCTGTAACTGAACTGCGGCGGCTGTAAGAGAGCGAGGAGCAGAGTAAGGAAGTGCCTGGGCATAGGTCTTGCCGTCAAAAACTACTGTCGCAGGCAGAGTGTTACGAGGCGCCTGTGCGGTGATACGACGAGTACGGGCAGGGTTGCCTTTAGGCTTCTTACTATTATCCTTAGAGAATAGTCCCACGTGTTACTCCTCGTCGTTGGCTAACGGAGCGTCGAATCATTACTGATCCAGGCGCGCAGTTATAAGTCCTGCTATAGCGGACAGGGTAAATATACACCCAATTAGAATAGTTATACTTGGAAATAGAGCGTACGAGAACACAATCGGGAGCGCAACCCACATCGAGACGCACCAAGGGCATGTAAAGAAATATCCGATTTGAGAAGAGCGCGGAGGCTTACGGTCCCAGATCCAGTCACGGACTGGAGCTAGGACTTCATCTAAGACGATGAGCCGTGTCAATCGGTAGACGAATAAGGCAAGGATGATTACGTGCAAGACAGACATCTTTTCTATCACTGAGTTCATTCGGTAGGGTCCTTTACTGAGTCCATTGTTATGTAAGGGCTCCAAGATCGCAGTCTGCTGCCGCAGGTTGAGCAACCTTGGGTCTTACGAAACGCTATAATCTTCCCTGACTCCATAAGTGCCTGGGAATCCTGTGTCTTACTTCCTGACCAGTTAAAAAGTGAAATTTTCTCGCGAAAGATTAAGCGCGGTCCTTCGTGGTGATCCGCCGCTATCATGATGATCTGCTCGTTAAAGTTGTTCTCAAGAATCACGACGCGAACACGCTCGAAATACTTGTTGCCGCTAGGCACGTCCTCGCGGTTTGTCGTCACCGTCATAAAGTCCTGGACGATACCAGGCGCAACCGCAACTATGGTTGCAGGGAAGAAATCATGAAGAACCTTCATTGTGTAAGTGCCTTATCTACTCTACGTTTCATCGCACGATAGGTAACTCCTGAAGCACGAGCTAACTCAGACACGGTAACACCTTTGTTGTAGAGAAGTCCTGCGATGCTAGTAAGCTCCTGATTCGCGGTGAAAGAAACGGATGAAGGATTTGTCCTTGCGCGGAAGCGCCGAGCAACGGGTGACAGGCGCGCGATGTGCAACTGCTCGTGGAGCGGGATTCCTGGAGACCTTGGACGTTTACGTCTAGACTTTGCCTTGGGCTGAGGCGGGGTAGGGGTCGCGGTGATAAACTCGAACTCAGGCGTATCCTTGATAACCCAACTGCGAATCGTTGAGCGACGACGCGGTGGCGAGAATGCGTCCGCAATGGACTGAAGGGTCCAGCCTGCATCGTTCAGATCTTTTACACGACGCCAGAGTTGCTCCTTAGAGAGGGAGGCTAGGAATTCAGCTTCGCTCTTTGGGAGATCGGGTGTATGCGCCATGAGAATAATGTATCATCTTTGAAGACGAATGTGTACAAACTGCGCTTATAGTAATGTGTACAAACGAAGCAGAAACAGTACCTTTTGGTTAAAATGGCTTGGAGGTGAGAAAGGGTTACGTATAGGTGTGGGCAGTCCGCGAGTTGTCTCCAAGCTTTTTTTAGTTTGCCTTGTGAAAGTAAGAAAGACCAATACTCGTTATAAGTATTGGTCTTCCTTTTGTGAAGAAGATCTAGAGTACTACGCGTACGTGTACGTCCCCTTCAAAGATCTTAATAAAGGTATCAGCGTCTACAGAGCCTGTGACGTCCATTCCTTTGTCAGCCTGGAACTCCTTGATTGAAGCTACAGTCTCATCGCCTAACCAACCATCCTTGTCAGCGTCAGCGTCCTTGTAACCAAGTTCGATGAGTCGACGTTGTAGATGATGTACTGTCAATGACTTGCGTGCATAGACATTTTTGTAGATACAGTTAGCAAGGAGTACGTCGTCGACGTCTTCTCCACTGACTGCTTGACTTGGCTGATATGTAACCTTAGTCTCTTCAATAGCTACAGGTTCAGGCATAGGCTCAGGCATAGGCTCATCAGCAATTACTTGCTCAGGCTCTACGTCAGGAGCTTGCACTTCTTCCTCAACTACTTCTACAGCTTCATCTTCAGCCACAGCAATATCTTCTGTGTCATCGATGTCGCCCGCAGGTTCGATGTTTGTTTCTTCAGTCATGTGAATACTATATTCCTATCTTGTGATTATGACTTAGGGTATTGGGTTATCCACAAGGTCACCGCAGGCTCTGCCGCAGATCCATCGTAGGCATTAGGACCTAAGCCCCATGAACCCCAGTCCTTACCTCCAGCAGTCATGTAGTAAGCAGCCTTAGCGTTTGCTACAGGGTCAAGTAGATCAGCATGTTTAGTGATGCCTACCCTGTCCTGAAACTTAGCTAGACGGTCTACGCCTAGACTACCGATCATGTTGATTTGGAATAGGCCGTATGAATTGTCGCCAGTGCTGGCGTTCACGTTGTGAGAAGTGGGATGTCCACGTGACTCACGCATGGCAACTGCCCATGCAGTCTTGAGAGCCTTGCCCTCAAAGCCAACAGCCGCAAGCAGCTCTACAAGCTCTTGGCTTGTTAGCTCTACCGCGTTCTTATATTTAACTAGTGGGTCTACCACGACAGGCGCGGTAACCATTAGTTCTTTTGTATTGATGTCGTCGGCGTAGCTGCTCACCATAGTGAGCGAGAATACACCAATTGTTAGTGCCGTAATATAGGCTACGGTCGACATTGCTATTCCACGTATTGTGAGTTTTTGCAACGCTAGTTCGCCTCCTTAGGTCGGGGATGGGACAACCCATTGAGTTTCCAATGAGCTTCTTGCTACCGCTATGCTTCTCAAGCTCGCGCTTGTCCTCTACCGCTTGCATAGGGCCGGAGATAAAAAGGGATAACATTGTTAGTCCTTTCGTCTCTCCGTAGTAGGCTGTTTGCCTGGTGTTAATAATACCACATAGAAAGAGAAACAGGCACCCGTAGGTGCCCGTTACCCGCTACTTTTTTGCTATACGGTCTGAGCTAGCCCAGCCCAGGCAATCGCAGATAACCCTAGGGCTAAGGCAAGGACGCCTTTATCCGGGGTTAGAAGCGCAGTGAGTATGGACAGGATGGAAAGGACAGCTGATATAACAGCAGGCCAAATTAGGCTCTGCAGTGTAAGCATTAGTCTATCCATGGATTACTTGACCTTACGGGTTTTACCCTTGAGTCTATCGGAGGTATTGCGAATAGGAGTCCCCGAGTCCGCGATGAGCTTACGAGCCTTACCGTATGTGATTGATAGCTCTTTAGCTACTTCGTCTACAGACTTCCCTGCGCTATAGAGCGCGGCTGCTTGGTTTGGTGTAACTGTTGCTGTTGTCATTGTTTTCCTCTCGTATGTACGTAATCACACTGTATGATTATGCATTTAATTGAGCGTATGGTACTGCTCAAGATTTCTTGCTCTTTACAGGCTTTGGCGGGATCTTCCCATGCTTGTCGCAAAGGGAACGTCCATTCCACGGTCCACGTGGTTTTATGTTGTTATCGCAGTCTGTGCCGTAACCAGCTGCGTCACATTTAATTTTAGTTCCTTGAGTAAAGTTATTGACCAGCGAAACGATTGCCCGCTTGACAATAGAGCTATCAACCGCAAATCCATTTTCCTGGTGGCATGACCAACACAGGTATTCGTTTCTGCGATGTGATGGATCTCGGACTGCGTTTCCCGCTCCACATTTATCACACGGCGTAACCCTTTTTACAGTTCTTGCTTTGTCCCTGTAGTGCTCTGCACAGAGTAGTTGTTCACCACACTCGTAGACGAGAACGTTTTGTTCTCCGCATTGCTGGCAGTTGTCGTAGACGTATATCTTGTCTCGCTGGACGGTTCCCTGTGTCATAGCTAGATCCTAATCCTTATTCGGTATCTTGTAAACTATTAACCCTATTTCTCACTGGACCCCCACTGAACGCGAGGTTCACCACGGAGAATCGAGGCTGAACAGTCTGAATGGTTAATGTGAAACGGGGCAAGACGAAGAACCGACTTACCTACCTTTGGCATCTGGTCAAACGGCTGTGACTCGTAGATGTAGTGTCCACATTTGGAACAGATTTCGTACGTGTCAGCTGTGCGCTTGACGGGCTTGCCTAACATTACTTGTCACCCTTTGGACCAACCACACCTAGAAGCGTTGTTGGGCTCTTGCGCTTTAGGCGAAGGTTAGAGAACTCTTCCTTTGCGATAAGCTCTGTGCGAAGTGAGAAGAACCAAAGAGGTCCTGAGCCAGCTGCAATCAAGAACGCAGATGCTAGAAATGCGATGAGACTTGGATAGATAAAGAAAGATTGAGCGGCATACGGAATCCAAGCTAAAGCTAGGAGACGTAGAGCTACCGTATATCGGCGGTATTTATGTCCACGGAATGTGCTGATTTTCATTTTGCGTCCTTTCGGTTACAGTGCTTGCAAGGATTCTTTTTTGCTCCTCGCGGTTTCTTTCCCCAACAGTACATACATACCATTTTCTGTTCCTTTCGTCGTTTGGCGTACAGGTTAATTATAACAGGTAGATCAGGATAATGAAACTACCTAACGCGGAAGGTGTTTCTCAGACCAGGGATCTTTCGGCCAGCTGGAGACTTAGCCGTAATCTTTCCGCCTACGAATCCGGCTGGTGGTTTAATGAGTAGAGCGGTAAGGGCATGGACCAGCGCATCGACGCGGTCAGGTGATTTGCCTTCGCCTGGAATCCACGAGGTCATCTGGGACTCGAGGTCCGCTAGGTACCCTATGTGGTGCACGCGGTTCTGCTCGTAAGCTAGCGTGATTGGCTCGGCTCGAAGGGCCTTGCCGTATTTGGAGTGAACCTCAAGTACCTTAACCGTTGGGTCAATCGTGTTGATGGCGTTGCGAACAAGCGCACCGCCTTGGTTTACCTCCGCGATAACGGGGCAACCCCACTTACGCGCCATGGCTACTACCTTGTTTGCCCACACATCCGGTGAGCCTAAGATTGAAGCATCCTCAAGTACCCAGCTCTGACGTTTGTAAAGATCTCTATCGGCCGTTGCAGCTACAACAACTATGCCGCATTCATCTCTTGGATTTTCAGCTACCGATGGATCAACACCGATGCAACGAAGCGGTGCGCCTTGTGGCATAACAAGTTCGCGTGTATTATCGATAAGTTCTACTGTCCAGAGTGCTCCCTCAACGTCTGAAAGCATCTCGCCGTAAAGTTCCTGCGCAGCTAGACGAGTTCCTTCGTACACTCCAAGAATTCCTTCCATGTAGGCCGCAGAAAGGTTTCCGCTGTTGTCCATGGTTGAACCTTTAGTAATAATAACCTTGCCGGGATTTGTATCGGCCTCACGTAAAAGATCATATAGCAACGGCACGCGCTTCGGCGTTGTTGTAATCATAATTTTAGGATTTTGACCAAGACGAGTACCAATACGTAAGTTTTCAAATGCGGTAAGCCCAGCTCCATCTGGAGTCTGACGCCAAGCGGCAACCTCGTCTCCCCAAGCATGCGTGAATTGAGGACCACGAAGAGAATCTGGCTCATCGGCAGTAAAGCATGTTGCCGTATTGCCGTTAGGCCAAGTCAGTCTTCGCTTTGACGGTTCGTACAACGGACGCTCACTAGGAGGCGTTACATTGATAATACCTGATTCACCTTCAACGATAACGTCTCGTACGTCAGCAGCTGTACGAGCTACCAATGCAAAACGGCGTTGACCGGTGTTTGTGTATTTAGCTTCTTCTCTTACCCACTCTGAAGCCGTACGAGTTTTACCAGCACCGCGTCCTGCGAGGTACATCCATATGTTCCAGTCATCACCTTGAGGACGCTGTTGTTCAGGACGTCCCCAGAAACTCCAGTCCCATTGAAGAGCGTCTGGATCTAGACCTGCTAGAACCTCTGCCTTTTCTTCATCAGACATTGCCGCAATGATTTGTGCTAGACTCTTTCCCATATGTACTATGGTACCTTATAAAAGGAAAAGTTATACGGGTACGTTGCTAATATCTGAATATATTTCTGATACTACAGTTGCCCACACCTTTGGTGTGTGGTCGAAAGGTTGATAACCACCGGCTCCTCCAATAAGTACTCTGCCTCTTGCATGCTTGTTAGCGATGTCCGCAATGATGCGAGCAGCAGCTCGATACCCAGGATAATCAAAGTTAAGACCAGACAATGGATCTGAATGATGTGCGTCAGCTCCGGTAGCTAGAAGAATAACATCTGGCTGAATATCATCCGCAAGCAGCTCGATCTCTTGCATCGCATCCAGAAATTCTACGTCACCATCTCCGTTAGCTAATGCCCAGTTGTATACTCCATTTTCTGGCTCGTTCTTAAGACCAGTTCCCGGGAAGATTCCACCTTGGTGGATACTTGCCGTAACTAGATTTCGATACGGGCGCAGGATATTCTCAACGCCGTCACCATGATGCGCATCCCAATCAATGTACATAGGCTTAAGCCCTGCAGCCATAAATAACTTAGCAACTAACGCCATGTCGTTGAATACACAAAAACCAGAGCTATGGTCATACTGCGCATGATGCTTAGCTCCTTGCGGATTGAAGGCTACCTGAGCTTCTCCTGAAAGAATCTTTTCATACATGCGAATAGTCCCCGCAGCCATCTCAAGAGCAACGGCTCCAAGATGTAGCTGGTCAGGATACCATTCACCGCAGTGACCTTTATCTAAAACCTTAGAAATGTATTCATCAGAGTGAACATGATTTAACAAGTCTCTGTCTGATTCAGACGCTGATGGCTTAACCATTACTGGTTCTAAGTCTTTAAGAAGCTCTACCGCAAGCTTAGCACGAATTGGATTAGTTGGGTGACTACCGTCACCATTTCCTAGCTGCCAATCAAGATAGATATCGTCGTATGCGACGTGTAGCTTACTCACTTGCTTTGTCCAACGTTCGAACATACGCTTCAAACTCACCGTTACATAAAACATATGAGGTTCGCTTAGTACGAAGAAGCGTGATAGCTTCATCAGGAGTATAACCAGCTTTGATAAGAACAAGAGCCGCAGTTAAACCAGAGCGGTTAAGCCCAGCTTGACAACGAATTAAAACCTTCTTACCAGCCTTCCACTTGCTATGCGCAAATGAGACAGCTGTAGCTAGAGACTCTGAGTCAATATGGTCTACGTCTGAATCATAAAAACCAAAGCGTAGTTCCTCAACCATCCAGTCAACTGGATTTGCCCATGCGTATAAAGTTACTACCGCATCGAAATCTTTCTTTGTGATTTGTTTAGGCGCGTCTAATACTGCTGACTCTTCAATTGTGTCCAGGTCATCAGTTCCGCCTACCCATAAACCAGGCAAGATCTCGCTGTGCAATGGAAAGTCCCAGCTGTCTAACTGATGTGCTGGTGCATATCCTTCGTTTGTTTCAATGAGCTTTGCCATTGTGTTTCTCCTTTTGTCATTTTGTCATTTAATGGTACTATTATATCAGGATAAGTTACCTGCTAGTAACTTACTCTTCTTGTATAAACGTGTGGATGTTGCCACCGGAGTAGATGTCATGCTTGATAGCAATTTCTACTGCACGGTAAACAATCTTCTCAGCTTCCTTTGCGGTCTTACACTTTTGATAGTTAAGAGCTTCAAGAACACCGAGAGCTAGATCCGAACCACTACCTGAGTGATACACGTTTCGTTCTTCTCTGTCCCAAGAGTAGTCTTCGTAAATCGGATACAGAACTCCGTACACTGAGACAATGAACTCTGAGTCGTGAGCCGCAGCTTCACCGTCAGCCTTCATGTCGTAGCCAGACTCGACGAAAACCTTACGCATAGACGGAATAAATGTTTTCGTCATGAATACATCAAGGTCCTGTCCAGCTTTCGGACGAGGAGCTCTCCAACCAAATTGAAGTATGTTTGAGCCGCGTCCCGCACCAGACCCTGCAATTAAAATACCGTTATTCTCTACGACTTTATGCGTAGCCATTTCTAGGTAGCGACCACTTTCGTCAGACGAACGCGAATCACAACCAATGACGGACCAGCCGTCACCTTGAATTGCTACAAGTGTAGTCACGGAATTCCTCTCCAGGTAAAACGCCTATCCAGGCGCTAGGAAAACTGTATCCTAAGCGCCTGGACTACGTCTTACTTTACGAGATCAATTATAGCCACAGGAACAACAATATCTGCTGATTCTGATTTACCCGTAATTGGGTTAATTTTTTCGAATCTTCCAACGGGTGTCTCCAGTCTTACAACAACCTTCTTCTGTTTCATCCCTGTCACAGTTGCCTTGCGGCCAACCATGTAGCGAGTCCCAGTTAGATCATTGAAGACCACCGTGTCACCGATGTGATAATCCGCAATTGTGCGTGAGACACGAGACGCCTTTAGGCGTGAATCTACCGCATCCTTGATTTTGACTAAGCCAGAATCAAATGTTCCTGACTCAATCTGAGATACAAGATCTTCGATATTCATGTTATTCCTTCCGTCGCAGTTATAGTACTATTATATCAGGTTTTGTCAGGAAAGTACAATAGCTGCTTGGTCAGGGCAATACCCAAATAACTGAGCAGACATCTGCATACTGGTCTTACCTGTATCAGTCCAGTCCTTGTAGACTCTCTTCCACTCGTTGGAAGAAGCCTTAGGATGATAAATTAAGCACTGGCAAGGAGACGTAGATAGTTCTTCCACAGCCCTTGTCTGCTCAGCTAATTGGTTAATCCAAGTCATTATGCATCAACCTCTGCACGGAAATAACCGATACCTTGCTCAGCTTGAGCTAGATCTTCTACCCAAGGTAGACGTTTACGCTCAGTGTCTAAGAAAGAACTAGCGTAGAGGACTGCCTCTTTTTTGGCAGGTCCAAGAGATTTGAAAGCTCCACGGCGTGTTTCACCACTTGCAAGGTCCTTGACCTCAACTAGCCATGCAGCGTTAGGGGCTTTGCTTTTATGTAAGGTTGCTACTATCATGATGTCCTTTCGACATTGTTAGGTGGGTAGTTTAGTGACTTGCCCAGGTCGTTCTGTAGCGGATTGGAGTACGTTACAGAAGTTTAATTTATACGGCGTAAGCTAATTCGTAACCTTTGTTTAGTTTTTCTTGAACCTTCATGAATGCCATTTGACGTGCATAGAACTCGTCACGATAGTTCTTTATCTCATTCTGGCGGACTGGCTTTTCTGCCATTCCCCAGCTAGTGCGAACTACTGGACCATCTACAGTTACCTCGTAGATCTTACGCTTTCCGTTTGCTCCACGTTGACCATCGCTGGATTTTAGGAGACACCATTTCTTTTGCATTTTGGATCCTTCCGTCGTTTTGTCGTTTTCACCGTTTCCGATGATAGTACTATTATATCAGGAAGATCTAGGGAAGTATACCTTACTCGTCGGTAACATCTTCATCCGGCCACATCTCCGGGCGAAGGGCGTGTTCATATTGGTCACCGCGCCAGGAATTGGATGCGAACGAGATGTCTTCCTCCATGAGCTTATTTAATGAGAGGACTGCGGTATGACCCTCAGCCTCGAACATGATGATGAGCTTTGTGTCTGACTGTTCAGGGTCATCTACAAGCGCCACGGTGAAAGGCATCCCACCAATGCCATTTCGGTGAGTGTCCATATCTACGATTTCTAGCTTATCAGCATTCATCGGTTCCTCTTTATCTCTGGTCGTCTTTTTGAAATCTCATACTTGCTAACATCTACTCCTTTTTTCTTGAGCCAGTCCTTAGCAACTTCTTCATTGATGAATTCACCTAGCCACTCACCTTGCTCATTAAAAACATTTACCAAATCATATAGTGAACTCATTGGGCTACCGCACGATTCGTTTGTTTGATTGGCGAGTAGCATTTACTTTTACCTGTTTTTGGAGTTAGGTATCCGTAACGCGCAAGACGGAATCTAAGAGCTCCGTGTGTCACGCCAAGACATTTTGCGAGTCGATACAAGGTTACACCCTCAACTGAATATACATGCCACACGAGTGCAGAGTATTCCTCAGCTTCCTTACGATACGTAGAATGGTCATAGCGAACTTTCTGCGCAAGAGGTTGAAGCTCAAGTAGACGAGCTAATGTTTCAGGTGAAGGTTCAACATACTCTGGATCTCCTGGGACTTCAATTTCTCTAGTCTCTAGCTCAGGCACAGGGAACTCACCGGGATTAGAAAGAATATAGACAATGTTAGCAGGAGACGCCATTAGCTGAATTTGGCGAATACGCTCACGAGTAAGATCAAGTGCAAAGGCAATTGACTCGAGGGTCCAGCCTTTTAACCGAAGAGCTTTAACGTACGCCGCGCGTAGGTCCTTATCAGTTGTCAAGTTAAGGGCAAGCGTAGTAACTGCCGGCATTGTTTGATGCTGGTTAACAGATACTTGCTTTTTAACTCTAGGTCGTTTTTTCATTTGTAATCCTTAGTCTATTGCTAGTGGGTCGCAGGTTGGGAGAGCATGTGTTCTCCAGTCAGTAAGAATCTGTTCAAGTACCTCGTGGTACTCATAGGGAAGATCCTCTGATACTTTTTTCATCATTGCATACCACTTTGCAGTATCCGCAAAAACGTTTTCATGTTCCTCTACGTAGTAGGCGCAGAAGTCACAGAGAGTTAGTTCGTCACTCACACAACCACCGGCAATTGATTCTTGATGCGTGCTTGAAGATCTGACACGCAGTGAGCAAGATGATGGAATCCTGAGTCCTGGCAGAATTTCTTTTCCTTGCCAAGTGCACGGATAATAAGTTCAATGTCTTTATCTGTAAGATCTTTAATGTCGATGTTCATGGTTTATCCTTCCGTCGTTGGTGAGTTAATTATATCTTATCTGTTGTTAAAAGTACAGCCTTCTTGACAAGTTCAACTACATCTCGGTTGAATCCACCGATGTTGTACTCCATAACTTCATCCATGTCAGGTGCGCCTAAGTCGTAGCGCTTCCAATCGTAGATTGTTGCAACTGAACCATCTGAAAAAGTGTGGACCCATTCAACAGTAACTTTATCTCCTGGGTAATAAAAAGTTGGTTCATCAAATGCTGAGATGAGATCTCGCATCGTGGTAGTGACATACCCTTGTAGGGATGTGCCATTTTTAATGTCATGCATTTTCTTGTCCTTTCGTCGTTGATAGTACTATTATAACATGTTTACTTGTCGAAGTACACTATTTCGATGAATTCTTTTGCCCAGCCTGTGAGCCCAGCTTCCATCTTGTTTTTGTGATGACCGCAGAAGAATAGCTCTCCGCTTTGGCCGACGACTTTCCAGATTGCCTGAGCTGTCTGGCATGAATCACAAGGAACCCAACTGTAAGACTCCTGGGTTGTCTCTTCTACTACTTCTTCGGTAATGGTGGACTCCACGTCTTCTCCCTAGCTCGTAGTTAGATAATACTTGGTTTAGAAGTTGTCGTTTGGGTCATACCAACCTTCGCGGGAGTTTTCCTCACCGCACTTGTTGCACACCCACTCAGCAGTCCAAGTTATCTCGCCGTGCGAGTACTCTTCTATGCTAGGAACTTCGTAGCATGCGTCACATGTATCGTTGCCGCAATCGAGTTCTTGAACGCTTTCACTTTCGTTTGACCCGGCAATTTGAGGTTCAAATCCAGAAACTCCTGGTGGATAGTTGCTTGACATGATGTGTCCTTTCGTCGTTGGGTTAATTATATCAGGATAATCAGGAAGATTCAAGGACAGAGCAATCGAATGATAAGGCGATTCCTCTATTTCTTTCTTCGGCATTGGGCAGGTCGCTGACGTCAATCTCTTCGTCCATTACCTGTTGCATCAAAGCCTTAGCCTGCTCTTCGTTGTCGGCATCAAACCAAACCTGGTTCATTGCTACCTCATCGAAGCGAAATGTAAACTTAGCCATTAGTAATCCTTCCGTCGTTGTAAGGTTAATTATATCAGGTTTTCTTCCATAAAGTAAAATAAGAGTGGGACCAGCCCATGTCGAATGAAAACTGGTCCCACAACTACTGGACAGGCGTCTCTCCCTCAACTCTTTGGGCCGACCTCAAAAGCTTTAGCCTAACTAAGCACCTTGCTTTACTCTTGGTAGAGTCTCTACGAATAACACTAAGCAATGCAGAGGTCTTATGACATACAGTTGCTACCCTTTCCGCACCTTACTAGCTTATTGGGAGTACTCCACCATGTGGAACCCGTACGCCTTCAGGCTTGGTTAGTCCAATCCTTTTATTTAGTTATAGTTGAATTATATCAGGTTATTCCCAATCTGTTAGGTATACTGCCTCGAAGTCAGCCAATGGGCGTTTCAACCCAACTGAAGCCATCTGCAGCATCCGGTCAACGTCCGCGCGCTTGCGCGCCCTAAACTTTGAGATACGTTCGCCCGTATGAACATCACGGATCTCCCAGATGCCGGCAGATGCATTTTTACTCATGAGAAGAACTTAGTCTCTGCTTCGTATGCTCTACGAAGCTTCTCCGCAAGTTCCTCGAGCTGTAACTGCCAAGGATACGGCAAAGGCAGGTTGTCACCTTCATCGTCCGTTCCACCGGTGAACACGATGTCACCCATAATGATGTCCGTCATGCCGAAGCTTTTCTCCCACATGTGCGTGCCGATGATATTTGGTTGCATGCCGTTAATAAGCTTGCCCTCTTCGTTGCACCATAGTGTTAGGTTGTCGTGCAGGTCAGCTGCTTGAACCAAGCCACCGACTGCTCCCTGGAGTTGTTCGAGACTGTCCACCTCAAGATCTAAGATCTCTGTGGTGAAGTCCGTGTTAATTCGCAATGCTGTTTTCATAGTTTACTCGATCTCTTCAATAAATTCTTGAACCGCATCTGTCACCGCGTCATTAAGTAAGTCGTGTAACTTGTCGAGTTGAGCTGCAGTAAAAGATTCAGCGGTGTACTCGTCGGTGTCACGCATGTAGTTCGCGTGGTCAAGAAAATCTTCGACTGTCATTGTGTAGCTGTATAGTACGTGATCTGCTGGGTAACTCATTGTGTATCCTTCCGTCGTTGTGTTGGTTTAATTATATCAGGTAGTGGGGAAGAAGTACAGGGTGCCTCAGCAGAGGCAAACCCCGGACTTTGATGGTATTGTGAAACAGTTACCGCAGACTACCGGAGCTGGGGTTAGTGGTTTGTTTGAGTGTCTGTGGTGACTTGTCGCACCAATGTTAATAAGCTTTGTTGAGACTGAGTAGTAAGAGCGTCCTAAAACTTTTGCTATCTCCTTTATAGACTTGCCAGAGGCTTTCATAGTCTCAAGTTCGCGAGCTTCAGCTAAGGTCCATTCGGACCCTGTGTTGACCGCAGCCTCAAGGGAGCGGCTTTGAGTTTCAATAAGCCAGGTGTTCATTTGAATCCTTCCGTCGTTGTTATAGTACTATTATAACATGTATCTATTATAAAGTACAACACCTTCCGGAATTACTTTTTGTTGTTTTCAAACTCCCAGTAGCTTTTGGCTAGTTCGTAGAACATCTGGGCAAGACCTGGAGTAATCTCATAACCGATCTGCTCGCAGGCATCGCGGCAATAACCGTTCTCAAGGCTATCGTTAATCTCACCAACCGCGTCAGCAGCTGAGAAGATGTATCCGGTGTCGGACATCGTAAAGAATGTATCCATGCCCTCATGGGCAACGTAAATGTTGTTCATTATCCTACCTGCATAAGCTCGCCGCAATCGGCACACCAATATGAATCTCCAAGAATAGAGTCATCATCATACTCGTGGGTCCACTCAACGTGAGCGCACTTAACTGTGGTGGTACTCATGTCTATCCTTTCGTCGTTTAGATGGGCAACCAGCGGAAGAAAGTCTGGTAGACTCTCGCCTACAGTTTCATATCCGCTGGCTGCGCGTAGTACTATTATATCAGGTTTGGTAGAACTTTAGTTCGAAATTGGTAAGAGTTCGGTAGGCGTTTTGTAGGGACGCGTTGACCTTGCCCATGACCGTATCTAGGGTAGAACAATCAGATAGGCTTTGAGCCAGTCTGGTGGCCACAAGTACGGTAGCATTCGAGGTACCTAGGGTAACTGTCGTGTTTCCCTGGACGTCGGTTGTGGCGGCCCTTCCAAGGGCATACAGGTCAAGGTCTGGCCCGGAGTTAGAGATCAACATGATTGGGTAGACCCAACCGGTGACTTCCTTCATGGAGTACGGGGTATCCGTTGCTCCTACGGCGATTGCCTGAGGGATACATGCCGGATAGTTAACTTTCTTTTGGTCAGAGTTGTTGCCTGAAGAAATAACCGTTGGGATATTCTTTGCAGCAAGCTGAACGATAAGTGGTTGAAGCTTTGGATCCGACGATACAGGACACGCTGCTTCCTTGTAGACACGACCGATTGATACGGATACCGCGCCGACATTGAGTCTGTCAGCGTTTGCCGCAACCCAATCAAGTGCAAGTGTGACAGCTTTAGTTGTATAAGTAGTTGCGTATCCTTTAGCGCTCATGCCGACGATGCGGATGAACACGATCTTTACATTTGGATTAGCAGCTACCGCAACCGAAGCCATCTGCGTTCCGTGGCTCATGGCCTTGTCGACTACGAGCTTTGGGTCTAAAGATGCAGCTCCGGGACCGACCATACTTGGTAGCATGTTTGGGCAGTTGCCGAACTCGATGAAGCAAGCTTCCTCAACTACCGCGGCCTTAGCCCAAGGTAGTTGCGTGTTGATACCGGAGTCGATGATGACAAGAGTTTTGTCTCCTGCCGCATGCGCCGGTGTTATTAGCAATGACAGACCTAAGGCTGCCGCAATCAGTAGTACTTTTGTTTTCATCTTTTTCTCTTTTCGTCTTTGTTAGTTGGTTGGTTAAAAATAACCGATGCAGGTAGAGTAATCTGACGGAAGGTCTACCCACACCGGAGCTTGTTACGCAGCATTACGTGCGCCAATCTTTGTTAGAGCGTCTGCCGCAGCTTTTCCGATTTGGAGTGCAGCGTCTGCTGGGTCTTTCACATCTTGTAATAGGGCAACTGATGTTCCCTTAACTATGCTACGGACATATTCTAGTTGATATTCTTGTGTGAAAGGAAGCCACATGATTGCGACCCCTGACTTCTCACATTCGCGAACCCACTTCTTAGCATTCTCTATCTCATCTGGTGTATAGCAACCATCGCTAACAACCACGAGTAGACGAGCGCCAGTTCCATTGAGAAGATTTAGAGAACCATCGAGTGCCTTGAACGCCTTATCGAACTTTTCAGTTGCATCAGGAGCTGTATAGACATTTACCTCAGGAAGATGCTGCCCTGGCTTTAGAGTAGGGAATACACCTGAACCATAGTAGACCATTGCGCAACGTCCTTGAACGCGTCGCACTGCCTCGGACATTGCCCAGGCGGTAACTGCCATTGGCTGCATTGCGTCTGCCATTGAACCAGAGATGTCAACCATAACTCCAACGTTAAGTGTTGGGTCATCAGTATGCTTACGCACTGTACGCTTCCATGGCTCTGCATGCATCATTGAACCACGAGCTTTGTACGCAGCTTCTTGAACCATCGCACGAGAACGTAGACGCCCTGGAGGAAGAATCGAAGTTACTTCCTTTTCATCGCGCTCACGATACTTTGCACGCTCAAGCATGTTTGCGATTTTCACCGCAGCCGCACGCTCTGGACCAGATGGTGCACGAGTCTCCTTGATGCGTGAGTAGCTACCAGAGCTTCCTAGCTCAGCAGTAGACTTGTTGAAGACTTCATCTGAAATCTTTTCATGATCTCTTTGTTGTTTTGCGGCCTTGCCACGAAGATCAACAACGTCATTCCAGTCTTCCTTCTGCTCTTGTTCCTGGGCTTCGTCGCCAATTGCAATTGCAATATCTTCCGCTGCTTCTTCAAGGGCTTCAATAATCTCTGCGATGATACCTGCCATAGCAGCAGTGACAGGATTGTCTTCCTCTTCATCACTGTTCTCTTTAGAAACTTCAGAGATAAGCTTTTCCCATTCGCGGGCAAGTTCGTAAAGTGGCAGAGCGTTTGTGTGCCCTTCATACTTTTGGAATCGAAGCCAGATGTCACGAAGTTGTGAATAGCGAGTATCACCAAAGTACTCAGCGACAAGCTCTTGAACGTCTAGAGCATCTTCGTTATCTAGTGAACCTGCATCAACACGAGCACATACGAGAGCAGCTAACTGCGCCATAGCACGAGTAGTGGTGCTCTTCTCTAGATATTCACGAACGTCATCAAGGATGATGTCCATCGCGCACGCGCGAAGGAACACTCGGTTAGCTGGGAAGTTTTCTATACCGAAAGCTTCAATGCGAGTCTCCTCAAGAATAGTAAGTGCCTGAAGTTCATTCTTTGAAAGATCCTCGTGGGCTTTGAATAAATCGTAGCGAGAGTAACGAGCGTGTAGTGCCTCATGAAAGATCGCACCGGATGCTCGTGGATAATCGAATTGTGTTCCGCGCTCGCGGACGTCTCCTATATTCTCAGGAGTTACTGTTGGACCGAAGGCAACAGAGACGTTTACCTCGACCTCAGCCATTGGTGGGTTGAAGCAGGCTGGTGCAGATTGCCCAGCGCCTGGGCCAACGTAGGCAACGATGTCTGAGCGTCCTGCCCAGGTGTTGACTAGCTCGCCGAGTTGAGCTCCGACCTTTAGCCATTCCGGCGGAGTCTGTTCCGCGCGGGTTTTAGAAACCTTTATATGTGCCATGATTTTCCTTCCGTCATTTTGTTAGTACTATTATATCAGGTAAAGAAGGTCCCAGGCACCCATACCCAGGACCTTCCTTTACTGCGCCAAGGGGAATTAAATCTTGGCTGGTCGGCACTCTTCGCCGTACACCCTAGTGAGCACGTCCGCAACGACGGGGCGGTCGAGCTCAGGCGCACAGGCAATCAGGTTCGCGATAGCGAACTTAGTGCCGAACGATTTTGAGATGTCGCGGAATGCGAGCAACTCACGCATTTGTGGACACCAACCACATTCACCAGATGCCTGGCGACGATTGATGTTTTGTGCAACTGTAACGATCTGTGCAGAGGCGCCAAGCTTTTTAGCAAGACCCCAGTCTGTAGTCATCTCAGATTGCACAACGAATCGAGATAGAAGAGCTTCGGATAAGCGAACTCCAGGAGCGTTTGGGTTAGTAGCAGCGATGACATAGAACCCATCTTTTGCTTTTACAGTTCCACGCTCTGGGTTTGCAGTAATTGTTAGTTCCTTACGTCCATCCATAAGTCCGTAGACTCCTGAAAGAACCTTAGGATCAATCAAGCCAACTTCGTCGATGAGCAATGGCACACCTTCTTCGGCAGCTTTTACAAGCGGACCGTCTTCCCACATGAATCCACCGGTTGGAGTTTGTACGTATCCACCAATGAAGTCAGCGAGTTCAGTGTCACCTGTACCCATGATTGTGTATAGCTTTTCATAGGCAGCTTCAACGAGTGCGGTTTTGCCGCAACCTGGAGCTCCGTAGAGAAGAATAAACTGTTGATCCATACGCGCCTTGCGAAGAACCATGACGTCATCATGCTCTCCCCACTTACGTGCATGGTACTGCTCGCCATTTGGACGAGTGTAGACTGAATCGCCTACGAGTGCATCTGCTGATACCACAGGGACTACCTTTGCTTTGGGTGTTGGTCGTGCGTTTACTTTACCCTGAGCGAGAACTAGTGAGTCGAGAGTTGCAGAAGACTCTGGGTGAGTTGTCTGCATAAGTGATGTAAGAAGTGTAGAGCCTAGGTTAGCTCCGGGTGCGAATGTTTCAATCGCGTCCATAATTGCTGTAGACATTTGTGTATCCTTTCGTCGTTTGGGTGGGTGGGTTACTCTACGATTAACTCGCCGAACCCAAGGGTGCGTCGAACTCTCGTAATGCGACCTAAAATTTTGTAAGGAGTCTTTGAGAGTCTAATAGACTCTAGATCTTCCTGGGCAACTTCTACAATGATGGGGCTCTTGTATAGTCTATAACTGTATGAGTTAAGTTGAGACAGCGTAGTCGCCATATAGTTTAAGCGCAACTCTGCTCCTTGGACCGCATCATCGTTTGACTGAGTCTCGTAGGCTCCGAACGAGTTGATGGGTAGTGCCGGTAGACTGTAGGTCTTCCATGCACGGCGTGGCTTTTGCTTTGAGATTTGGCGGCGGTACAATGTTGAAGGTACTGCGCGACCATTTGAGGAGATGCCATCTGGGGTAAGAAGCATCTGATAGGTTTGATTGGTTGGAGTGCGAAGCTCTAAGTAGAGAGCTTTTCCAATCACCTTATCCTTGTCTGCCATTTTCTGTCCTTTCGTCGTTTTGGGTGGTTATAGTACTATTATATCAGGTAGATGTTAAACTGAACAATCGCAATTGCCACAACTACAGTGAGGCTCGCCAGGTTTGGCTTCGCACACGTCACAACCTTCATGGAGAGGGTAGAGATAGTTTCCAAGGTCGATGCCCATTCCAGTGCGGATGATTACCTCATCGCCATCAAGCAAGACAGTAGAACCAGTGAGGCGTTCCTCGATATACTCGCGAAGATGTTCTAATGTTTGTATGTCTGAAAGTTGTATTTTCATTTTATTTCCTTCCGTCATTTATTGTTATAAGTTAATTATATCAGGTTGACTCCACTGTAGAGGAATAAAGCTCTGCAAATAGCTCGCGAACATAAACCTTTGGGAGCTCAAGCGCCGCACGAGGAATTTCCTTTGAGATATACACCCAGCTCGTTGCGTTATTAAAGAATGCCGCACTGTGGTCGGTACCTGGTTCCCAGAGTCCTACGTCAGTCTTAGAGGTCTTGATTTCCCAGACATGAATCGAATCATGCGCCTCAACGCCGAAAGATTCAGGAGTCCTGTGGACATGGTCAAGCAGGCGGAACCACATAAACTGAAGAGCGTCGCCTGGAGTCTCGGCCGCATAGATCTCACCAAAAGCAGACTTGAGCCCGTCAGCGTTAATGCTACCTAGTGCGCACTCGGGCGCTGCATGATAGAGCTTCTTTGGAACTGTCATTGCGCATCCTTCCGTCATTAAAATTAGTAACGATGAAGGCGCCGTATTGTTTCGGACCCCTGCAGGTTTCGAGTCTTTAGTTTGGCCAGCGGCCGCCCCTTCATCGTTATGAGTTAATTATATCAGGTACATAATTAAAAGTAAAATAGGAAACCCCTGGCTGTTAGGCCAGGGGCTTCGTTAACTCTTAGAGAGTTTTAATGAATGTGTAGGGTGTCTTTACCAGGGTTGCCTCAAAGGCTTCTGGGAAAAGTTCCTGTAGGACCTTGCGGTCGATTTTGGAATTGGTTGAGTGTGCAAGCTTGAATCGCTCTACCCCACCAATGACTGCGGTATCCGCGTCACCTAAAAGTTCGCGTAGCAGTAACTCTGCTTCAGCTTTCTTTTCTTCGTACGCCTTAATCGCATCCTTTGCGAATGTGAATGCTGCCAATGCTTTTTCGGCTGCTGCAGCTTTTGATGTTAGGTCTACCTTGTTGGTAACCTTTGTTACTGTAGAGACTTTAGTCTCTGTGATTACGGTGCTAACCATGTGGTTACTTCCCTTTCGTCATTTTGTCGTTGGCGCCAGGTTTCCGGCGTTGGCACTATTATATCAGGTTCTACTCTGTAAGTAACACACCACCGGCGCATGAATCGCAAACAATCCAGGAGTCGTTCTCAGCCTCAACGATGACACAGGAGACAAAGCGGCTGTTCACGAAGCCAATGGCTACGTCACAGTTCTCGCAGGCGAGGTCGTCTGCGTCAAAGTCCATGAGATCAAGAGACTCGGCTCTGTGAGCCTGGTCAGTATTCTCAACTACATATAAGTGTACGTTCACCATGGGGTGAACAATAAACGGATATTAGAGAGCTGACTTAAAAAGCTCCTGAAGTTTGTCGAGCTTGGCGTTGGCCGCATCCAGCTGTGACTGGATCTCGGCGGTACG